CCGTGCGAACGGCCCACATGGGAACCTGCTGCGGGATAGCGGGCGGTGGCGGAACGTATGGATTGGGCGTGTTTCCTTCCGCGAGCCACGCAAGATATTCTTTATTGGTCGCAGTGTTTATCCACTCACTCGTAGGGACTCCATCAACAATCTTTTCTGCGAAGGAGCCATTTTTATTTAATGTATATGTTATCATTTACAGCTCCGAATTAGCGGTAAATATGTTGGATACCGGGCCTGTCGAGCATATCGCGCCTGCTGTAAGTCCTGTGTCTGCGACATTTACTACAACACCGAAATTAGTTTGTGTAGCTTGGAACGTATTAGTTATAGCCGTAATATTTGTTCCGCTGCGGCCTAACTGTTGAGCGCCATTTGTAACTGTAGTGCCTCCAAACAAGCCTATCGAACTTGGATTGGCTCTTTTTGTAACGACATAGGAACACACAAGACTCATTGAACTTGTTGATTCTGAGCGTCCAATGCCATACCCACAAACTTCATAATACCGCTGACACAGCATAAACTCAGTGCCATACTGCCTGCGCTCGAACGGCGTGGCGACGGAGCCGACTTCAAATTGGACGCCGGTAACGAACCATGTGGCGTTTAGTGTTCCTACTACATTGCCAATGCTGCTGGCGGTGACATTATTGTTTCCGTTCCACGCTCCCGCAGTGCCGCTTCTGTCTGGGCCAGCGCCCAATGACAAGAAAATTGTTACCCCAACGCCCGTGGTGGTAAGCCACGTTCCTGTAGTATCTCCGGGAATTGTAATAGTTTTTTGTTCCCATGTATCGGACGCGTTGATTGTATAGCTAAATGGATATGATCGGTTTGAGGCAGAATTTCGGAGTGATCCACCAAGCGTAACAGGATATGAAAGCCCTGTTGATTTTACCCAAAAAGATAGAGTTATTGTTCGCGCATTAGCAGTTCCCCATCCAAGATCAGCGACATTTACGCCCTCAATATTATGGTAAAACGACATATTTTGCGCGGTTGTTAAACTTGTGTCCGCTGTGGTTATCGTTACTTTTAGCGAGTTTACAAAACCAGACGGAGCGGACGTATCTTGCTGCGCAGAAAACGCGCCGTCTGATGAATTTGTGGAGCCAAATCTATCAACGATGAAACCACTGGTGACAGCAGCGCCAGCATTACGCTGATCTATCCGCATATCACCGTTGATGATGCGGTTCCTAAGGAAGCTAGAACCCATCGCCAGCGTGCCGGTCATCGCCATATTGCCAGCGGTGCCAGGAGTGGCAGGTGTGAAAGCGGCGCTGTTTAATGTTACGTTGCCTTCCGGCGTGAAGCGCATGTCTTCAGTGCCCGACGTGGCAATAGCAAGCGTATCCGCAGCGGGGAAGTAAATGCCTGTGTTTGTGTCGCCAGAAACAGAGATACTAGGCGCAGAAACAGTTCCCGCCGGAAATAATGCGGACGTAGTAAAGGTCGGCGTTGTGCCAAGAACTACTGATCCCGTGCCCGTTACAGCATACTCACCTAAGACGCCCGCGTTGTTATACAGCACACGCCCAGACGTGCCGCCGGTGATCGCCGTCGTGCCAACGTCAAGGTCAACGCCGAGCGCAGTCGGATTCGTCCACGTCGTGACACCCGAACCGTTCGTGGTCAGAATGTAGCCGTTTGTGCCGCCCGTCGTCGGCAGCGTCATCGACCAAGTGCCGGCCGCAGCCGCCGTCTGAAGCGTGACAACTCCGCTTGTGCTACCAGACAGCCCCAGCGTGCCAGCCGCCGTGCCCGCAAGACCCAGCGTCGGTGTGCGCGTCGCAGAAATCGTATCGGCAGCCGTAGCCGACAACAGCGCGCCCTGCGCAACGGTCGCCAGACCCGTGCCGCCCGACGTGACCGCCAGCGGAGTGGTGAGCGTCAGGCTCGACGCCGCCATGGCGCGGCCAGCGGTGAGGTTAGCGATGGAAACTTGCTTCGTCGTGGCCGACTGCACAATCGGCAGAACTTCCGTGCCGTCTACCGGGGTAGTTGCAGCAGGAAGCTGGGAAATTTTTACGTCGGCCATTTTCTAGTCCTTAAAAAGAAGCAACGCGGTCTTGGAACGCCTTGATGCGGGCGTCGAGCGCATTCCGATCCGATTCGACTTTCGCTTTAGCGTCGGCAACGGCCGCTTCACGGTTAGCAACAGCATCTTCGCGGGTCTTCAGCGCCGCTTCAGCCGCGATAATCGCCTGCTCGCGAGCCGCCATGATCTTCTCAAACTCTTTCGCGCGTTTAGTCACGTCTTTGTCGCGAGCGTCAGCGTCAGTCGTCGCCTTCTTGGCGTTCTCGTGCGCCGTCTTGGCTTCCGCGATAATAGCGTCAGCCTGCGCTTGCGCAGCGGCCAGTTCGCCAGCCGCCTTCTCACGATCCGCAAGAGCAGCCGTAGCAGCCGACAACGCGCCCTGGCGCTTGGCCAGTTCGTCGCGGACTTTCACATACTGCGCGAGGTCTTTGGGAAGCTGTTTGGTGAAATACTCAATCGGATCTACGTCCGACGATCCGCCGATGAACTGCATGATGACCTCAGACGTAGTAGCTGATGTTGACCTTGGCGCTGCCGGCCGTCTCGATGAATTTGATCTTTTTCAGGTCGCCGTCATACTGAAAGATAACGCCGGTTTTTAACAGCATACCGACTGTTGATGTGGGAGCCGTGCCGTCATCGCGCCAGCGAACGTCCTGCGCTTCCGCGACGATCAGCGCAAAATTGGCCTTCATATCCATTCCCGTAAGCGGATCGCGTGCAGGAACGGTGAGCCCCGTGGCCGAACTGACCGAATCAAGCTGCTGATAGCCGAGGCAGCAAGTAATGGCTTTTACGTTAGCAGTCACTTATGATCTCCTTCGCTGGGCCATTGATCGCAGCCACGCAATTTGCTGTTCTTCCGCCGGTGCAGGGGCAGGGCCATAGTTAATTATAACACTGTAGCCCGTGATTGAATAGTCGCCCTTTTGAACCTCTAGCACGCGGCTGCGCTGGATGTCTACATTCTGGCCTGTGATTGAATAGCTGCCCGTCTGGGCGACAAGTTCGCGGTTGAACTGGAATGTAACCGACTGCCCTGTGATTGCATAGGAGCCCGATCCGGCCGTGATCGCCCGGGCGTATTGTATCTCAGCCGGATAGCCCGCGACTGCGTAAGTTCCATAGCCGGCCGTGATAGCGCGGCCGTATCGGATGTCGACCGGGAAACCTGTTATGAAATACTCACCGCCGCAGCCCGATAGCTGAAGGATGACCTGCGCGATGATGTAGTCGCCGTCTTCAGTTATCAGCGGCCAGCCGCTTTCGGTCAGCAACCGGGCGTTATAGTCAAGGACGGCCCATATCTTTTCGCCGTCTTCAGTGATTAGGAACTTGCCGTCTTCGGCTAGAAGGTATGCGCCATCATCCGGGCCGGAGATGATGATATAGTCACCGGACTCAGTGATAAGAAAATCACCGTCCTCTGTGACCAGAAAGTCATAATAGAACATACCATCACGTCGCCTGGAAGGTGCCGTTGACCGAATCCATCACGACCGTGACCTGCTCGTTCGCCGTGACCGTCTGACTTGACCCGTAGTCCCAATAGGCGACCGGCGTGCTGGTCGTCGAGTCCCACAGGATCGCGTAGCGGAATGTGAAGCCGCTGCCCGTGGCCGTCCATGCGGCCGGGTTGTTGAGGACTAGCTTGTAAACGCCGCCCGTCTGGGTCGCAGACGCCGTGGTCGCGGGGTTGCCGCCAGCCGTATAGCCGCCGGCAGTCGGCAGATCCGTGGTGCCAGACACGAAAGTCGTGTCGGCCGGGTTGACCGTCGCCGCGAGCGCCACATACCACGCGTCCGTGCCCGAATTGATGCCTTCCATCAACGGTTCGATGGCGGCCGGATACTTGGTGTATGTCGCTATCGGCATGATTTAGGCCAAAAATTTGAGTTTATAGAGCGTCGAGAGGTAAAGCGCGATAATCTCGTCGATTATGTTCTGAATCGCTGTATCGTCGTATTCTTCGCGCTCTTTTTCGACTTTTTTCAGCGAATCTTCCAAGAATTCGACGACATTATTGGTTTTTTCAGCCGAATGCAGCGTAATCGGCCCGATCAGACCGTATCGACCCTGATAAGCCTCGGCCAGCGTGTCCGCCAGGTCGACCACAGCCGGATAGAACTTACCCAGCGCCTTGTGTTTGGCGTAGGAACGCGTGTTGAGATGCACCGAATGGGCCACATCGCGCGCTAAGAACAAGTGTCCGATCAGATCCGCGCAACTCATTGACCCATCCCCTGCATTGGCGCGCTACCGGGGACAATATCGCCCGAATCCATCGCGGCCGCTATCGTTCCCTGCACAATATCCTGCACCTGCTCCGGCGTCAGGCCGCTCTGCATAGCTGACAGACGCTTCGTCTCGGCGTCGTAAGCCTTGATCTGCGCGTTCTGCTCGTCGATCTTCAGCTTCTGCATCTCATACGACTGCATGACCGCCTGGATCTGCTGCTGCGTCTGCTCCATCATCTGCGACATCTGCACGATCTGCTGCCGCATCATCTGGGCTTCCGGCGACTCGTCGGTGTTCTCCAGCACCTTCGGGTCAAGCATCTTCTCGAACCGCTTGGCCATCGTTTCTGCGCCCGGCCAGTCCATGTTCTTGACGAACAGGTCGCCCGCAACGCCCCACAGCGCGGGGTTCGTTTGCAGGATTTGACCCATCGTGTCCATTGCCTCTTGCTTACGGGTCATGTAGCTGGGGCCAGACGACACATGCACGTCGTAGGTGCCGACGTTGGGATTGTAGATCTTCATGATCTCAATACCCTGGTCGTTGACGACGCGGCGCACCGCCTCCGGCTGGGCCGGGTTGATGCGCGCCATGTCGACTTCGCCCTCGACGTTGATGATACGGGCGACGCGCTGCGTGTCGTATATCTTCGGGATAAGGTCGACCAACTGCCGCGCGACGTATTTTATCGCCCGGGCGAGGTTGTCAACATAATGATACGTACTCGTGTCGCCTTGCCTCTCCCGAGCGAGGATCGCACGCCCCGTGCGTTCGTTGGAGGTCGCACCAATGCTACTATCGTATTGGCCCGTCGTGGACTTGATGTCCTCCCCTGCCCCCATTTTAGCTTGAATGAGTCCCGTCTGGGCCAGAGGCGGCTGCGCGCGCTCAGGAAGGGGAAGAGGGTTTCCAGCACCATCGCTAACGTCCGGGTTGACCTCAAGATACGGCCAGTTGTTCGTATTGGCCGTCTTCCACTGCATTTCGTAGCCTTCGAACTGGCCGCCGTAGCCAATGAAAGGCGCTTTCGGGGCCAGCGCGAGCATTTCCGCTTCTTGGCTGACCCAATAGTTATACATGCGCTGCGCGTCTTTGGCGTTGCGCACAAGTCCACTTATGTAAATCTGTCCGTCGACCTCGAACTCGTTGCCGATGACGCGAATGACGGGAATATATTTGCCGCCCCACTCGCGTTCTTCCAGCACCTCATAACCGTTGGTCTTGATCCACATGACCCGGCGACGGTCGCTCTCACGCGAACGTATCGGCTTGCCATAGGCCGCTTTGAGGCGCTTATCCTCCGGCGTACCAGAGAACGCGGTCATGTTGTCGGGATAGAGGTTAAGCGTCTCTTTTTTCGTGTCGACGTAGAAGTATTCAGCGATGCGCACTGTTTCCTGGCTGACCCACATGCTTAGCGTCTGGTCGCCCACGCCTTGCGACATCATGCCCGTCACAGGCGTCGCGTCGGGGTACATGCGCTCGTATTCGGCTTTCGGAATGTCTTCCGTAATGAAGCAATAGTTCGCGTCCTGACCGCACGGGTCTTGGATCATCGGGTCCATGTAGACGCTGAAGCTGCTACGAACGCGACCGATCTTAATGTCCTGCTCGAAAGAATCTTCCTTCGTGTATTCCGTCAGGATGCGGATATAGCCTTCGCCATATGTGACCTGGTTGTCGCAGGCCGTGTCGTAGGCAACGTCGGCGTCGGACATGTACTCAATGTGCCGCACGATACCGTCAAAGATCTCTGCAACCTCCGGGTCGGCGTTCTCGTCGGCGGGTATGACGCGCGCGGTCGGACGGTTCTGTCGCTGCTCGTTCGTTACAAGCCTCACATGCTGCGGCAGCTTGTTGATCGTCAAGCACGGACGCGCGTTGATCGTCTGGCCCTGCACCGCGCCGCGTGTCGCCAGCACGTCCGCCGGCCACTGCCACGCGTTGTCCGGCGAGCCGGCCATAAAGCGAAGATCGTCTAACTCGTCTTCGCGGCTGTCGCTGTAAGCCGCCATCGCCACCGTGAAGCGGTGACGCATTGTCGCCAGGCGGTCATCGTCTGGATTGTCGGAGACTTTGCCAGCGGCGATTACGTCATCACTTGCCACAAGACTTGCCCTTGCTCATTCCGCCCTTCTTCGAGGCAGCGCTGCGCTTGGTCGAGTAGGCGATAGCGACCGCCTGCTTCGGCGGCTTGCCCGCTTTGATCTCCGCAGCGACGTTCTTACGGAACGCGTTCTTTGATGTTGACTTAACGAGCGGCATTATTTTTTCCTCGTCTTAGCTGACTGCTTGAACGCCTTAGCGGTCGGCGCGCCTTCAGCGCCCGGCTTGCGCATCTTCTCGCCTGACCCGGCTTTGATGCGCGCGCGTTTAGCGTGAATGTTGGCGTAGAGGCCCGGCTTACTTGCCACAGTTCCACCTCTTCATGCTGGCCTTGGCCCGCTCCGCGTTCTTCGACTTAGCGACCACGCCGCCCATGCGCGCGCAGAACGACTTCTTACGGCCCTCGTCGGCCTTGGTCTTAGGGTTGGGAGCCGGCGGCTTCAGCTTGCTGCCCGTCGCGGCGTTATACTTAGCCCGGCCCTTAGCCGTCAGCCCAGCGCCCGCCTTAGTCGATAGCTTCTCGCCACGCCCTACTGACAGCGATACCATCTAGTGTCCCATCCATCCTGAAGAGGCTGCGTTGCCACCATAACTGACCCTTGGCCTGTTGTCCATTGGTCTGGCCTCCCTGTGCGCCACAGGATACGCGAACGTCACGGCGATAGCGTCGGCGGCGTCGGGGCTCGCCAGCCCCCGCGCCTTCATATCTTTCTTGCTTTCTAGGAATATAGTCCCTTTACTGTCGGGCTTCATCATTGGCCCTGTCAGGTCGGACTTGAGGAAGCGGTCGTTTGGTATGCTGGCCGTCTTCAGCCACTCCCGCATGGCGTGCCACATCTCGGCCCGCTTGTTTCCGAACATGATCGGACGGCTTGACTTGCTGCCGAAGTTGACGCCCCGGATCTTGTATCGTTGCTCCTTCAGCCGGTCGACGACGCCCGCGCCTAAGCCGCCTTCGTCGATCACGACTAGGCTGGGCCGATACTCTTCGATGATGTCGATGACCCGGCCGACCACCTCCATCGTGTCGTCGCCCCGGTAGCGGCGTATGCCGATGATGTCGCGACCCTGCCGGATAGCGATGACCGTAGCGTCAGCGCCGAACCGCGCCGGGTCGACGCCGACGATTATCGGCGCCGTCTGATCCTTTTGTGGTGCGCGTGTCTGCGCCTCCATGACCAGTGACGACGGTATGAACTGGTCGTCACTCGCGTTCGGGAAAGCTCCGTAGACCTCGACGTGGGCCTGAGAAGAGTCGGGTCCGTATTCGTCGATAATTTGTTGATAGACTGCCTTATCAGTTCCCTCCACGCTTCTGGCGTCAACAACCTTGTTTCGCCAGAAGTCGCGCTTGTTGTGGAAGCACTCGTAGAAGTATCCGCTGTTTCGGCGCGGGTTGCTAAAGCTAAGCCAAAAACGATTAGGAGTGTTCTCTGTAAAGAAGCCACTGGCCACCGCCCAGATAGAGTCATCAATACCGCTGGCCTCATCGAACACCAGCATGACGCCCGCGAAGTTATGCACGCCCGCGTAGCTGTCAGGGTTCTCGGCCGACCACAACCGCCCCTCCACGCCCCAGTAGCGCGTGCCCAGCTTCAGATCCCGCTCGACCAGTTCCGCGATCCACTTGGCCGGCAGCACGCGGGTAGCACTCACCTCGAACCAGTGGCTGTTAAGCGCCATGCTAAGCCATTTGGTGATCTCGGCCCAGGTGACGCTGCGTAGCTGCGCCTCTGAGTTGGCGCTGACGATGGTGGTGCTGCCTATGCGCGTGGTCAACATCCAGATCACGAGCCAGCTAACGAGGGCCGACTTGCCGATACCGCGCCCCGATGAGGTGGCCATGCGGAAGGTTTCGAAGTCAACCTTACCGTTATTTACGCGGATATGTTCTTTGAGATCTTGTAAGACCTCTAGCTGCCATTTGCGCGGGCCTGTGAAGTGCTCCAGCGGCGTCCCTTGTTTACCCCACGGGAACGCCATCCTCACGAACGCGACCGGATCGTTCTTCACCTGCGCCGACCATAGGGTCGCCATCAGCTTCTGTTCTTCGTCCGCTGAGTAGATCGGC